TTACCTCAACGCTGCCGTCATCGAGAGTAACCATCTCAGGATTGACAATCTCTATTTCAAGATTCTCTTCCTGTTCCAGAGATTCTTCTTCTATCCCTATCGGGGCCGAATATAGTCCTTTCTCTACTGCCATTAGTAATACCCACCCCTGCGTTGTTTAAAGTACCGTACATCCTCCGGCTCATCAGTGGGCAACCGTATAAATCCACCTTGTCGAAAACGCATGAGTGCCATCACTGTTGAGTCAACTAGGTCATCATGGCTCATAAACGGAAAACCTGCAATTTCTTCGATTACCTCTTCTGCCCACCGTGTAGGGGGAACCCACACTAAACCAGACGCTACAATATCAGATACTGAGTTTAATCGCGCAAGTTTATCACCTGATCCTCTATGGGGGGTATACTCTGCTACAGGTAGTCCCATGCGCCTCATCTCCTGATACAAGGCCGTACCCGAACTCTTCTTCTCCACTATAAATGCGTCTGGCTCCCACTCAGCATACTCTTCCATCGCTAAATCTTTTAACTCAGGGAACTCCATCCGCTTCTTAATACTATTGAGTAGGATAATGTTATACGCATCATTCTCTTCGTTGAGGAACACACCCCACGTAGTCAGAGCCGTAAAGTCAGCCCTGTTGTGTGTCTCTGCCGCTGCGTCCAACGACATAATGATATACTCACAAGACGGGGGATCACCCTGCTCCCACATCTGCCACCACTCACGTTTGACCAGTGCGGCTTCTTCGGCTGTCGGTTCCTGCTGATACTGAGCGTTCCACTGGAACGTGGGCATAGATGCCTTGGTTCTCAGTAAAGCTTCAAGATCAAAGAACTCAGGCCACAGTGGTTTCTGTATCATCTCGCCCGTTTCTTCGTCATCAATATCCAGAATCGCTGGGAACTCTACTACCTCATACTGATCGGCCCGCTCGTTCTGAACCATATCCTTAGTCACACGCCCTGTCAGGTCATCCATATGCCAGCGTGTTTGTATGATAGCCACCCGACCACCGGGCATAAGACGAGTTCGAGCACCGAAGGTAAACCAATCGTATGCTTTGGAGAATGTCTCAAAATTACCGTTGATTACGTCCTGTTCTGAGTGCGGGTCATCAACGAGCAACAAGTCTGCTCCCCGACCTGCTATGGACGATCCGATACCACAGGCGTAGTACTCACCACCTGTATTAGTGTTCCATCTACCAGCAGACTTAGAGTCCACCGCCAGCTTAACTGTAGGGAATATCGCGGAGTACTCATCCGAAGCGATCATGTTCCGCACTTTTCTACCAAAATCCACCGCCAGATCAGTAGTGTGCGATACCATCATCACCTTCTTGCCGGGATTACGTCCCAAGAACCAAGCGGGGTACATAATAGATACAAGATTCGACTTACCATGACGAGGCGGTATGTTCACACATATCCTATCCTTGTCACCCTGCTCAATCGCCATGAGCATATCTGCCAACAGACGGTGGTGTTTACCCACAATGAAGTCTGACTGCATTCTTTTACAAAACTCTATGAGATCATCATACGCCAACTGGTTAGCTCGACGCTCTGCAAGCTCATCTACGATCTTATCGATCTCTGCAATCTCGTCAGCACTGTAGTTATCTAGGTTGTCCAGCATCTGCTGAACCTCTTCCTCTGTAAAATCGAGGGCTGGCTCAGTCATCGTACTCTTCTTCGTCCTCTATCTCGCCCAACGCCTCTTCCAGATCAAGAGTCTGGTTCTCAATGACTACTGCATCTTCTATTTCGACAGGCTCGACCAGCTTCTCCAGCTTAGATCGTAGCTTTGCTCTTAAATCATCAGTAGATTGGTGGGTAACGGTGACTTCTGACTTCTCAGCAAACAGTCCTACGTCTGAAATCTTACCCAGAAGCTCCAAAGCTCTCATTCTGATGCGTGGATCTTGGTTTTCTGACTCTATGAGTAGCTTATTAGTGACTAAATAACGTATCTGAGCTGCATTTTCAGCAACTGAGTGTCCAAACTCCTGCAAAATGGCATCTGTTAGCACCAAAGAGGCGGGTGTTAGCTTGGAAATGTTCTTATTCGTAGCTTTTTTGGACGTTTTGCCCGGATTTTCGGCATAAGATGTGGATAAAGCTGCTGCTACGTCCTTATCTTCCTTAGTTGGCTCCAGATCTAGGCCATGTTCTGCCAGTTCTTGTGCTGTATTGCAGGCTGCTTCTGCTTTTTCTTTGAGGTCAGAAGAATCTGCCCCCTCAGAGACAGGAATACCCACTTCTGGTTTTAGCACTATAGCCATATGTTCGCTGACCTGTGGTCGTTCTGCGAAATATACATAAAAAATAATTTTTTACAAACAGGTCTGGGACTCCAAAGGGGGGTGTTTCCATATATTAGGGGGGTGGGGGTCGAACTCAGAGAAAAACTGATT